CCTATTTTTAGGGTGGTCTTATTTGGTCTATGCTGGACAATTACTGATAAATCAATGGCTTGCGATCAGGAGAAGTCGCCTTCATTGGTCATTGTTGGTCAGTGATTTCGACACTTTTTCGACATCATTCGCTAGCTCTCTTAGATGAGACCTAAATCTCCAATAACAGAATGTCCTGTCAAATGGGCTGCTTAGATTTAGGGGCTGTTCTGGCTTTGGCGGATCAATAAACTGGGATGCCACTCCGTTAGTGACCATTAGCAGCCAGTTTTCTTTAGCTCTGGCTCTATAGCTTTTTAGTCTTTTGCTTTTTTGATCTATGCAATCTTGGAAGGGCGCACTCTTATATTCATGCACCCATCCCGTTAAGCTGCCAACATTTAACCAAATTGCCTTTTTCCAGCTTAGTACCGGGTGCGACCTTAACGATACCAGTGGATATAGATCCTTGTTGTATTTTCCAAACCGGCCATTTATCCATTCATAATTTTCTAAAGAAAACTCCGGCTCCTCAAGGAAAATAGCTATATTTTCTGCTAGCTTTTTCCGATTTATAGTCTTCCAGTTTACATGGTTTTTAAATAGTGCTTTTAAAGATACAGGAGGCGCACCTTTTTCCTTGTATATTTTGTGCGTCTTTTTTAGAGTATCTTCGGCCAAGCCTTCTTCTTGCTGTAGAAAAAGCCCATCCGGTGTTGCTGGAACAAAAACTTCTGAAACCTCTATTCCGACAATGCCTTTAGTGCTGCGAATTATAAAGTCGGGCTCTTCGCCCTGATCGTCAATGACTTCTATATCTTCCCTTAGCTCTTGAATGAAAAGTTCTAGCAGGTATCTTTCTCTAACTTTATTCATTTTTCACCTGCTAAATTTAGTTATGGGTTTTCTTGGTCTTATGGACAGCTACGGCTGACACCATCCCTAGTTTTATTGCTCGGATTGCGTTGATTTTGTTCTGTCCAGAATTGGCACTCAGGACTATTTAGTTTTTTTAGTCGCTCATTTTCGACTTGCTGTTGCAAGCGTTGACGCTCAACGTCTGCTGTGCGCTGGGCTGCGTTCCGTCTGATTGCCTCCGCTTCTTGCTTCATTCGCTCTGTAGAACGCCTAAGTTCCTGGCTTGCCTCTTGAACGTAATGCTCAGCTACAGCTTTGGCGATTGCGAGTTCTATTCCATCTTTTAGTAGGCCGCCGAGGGTTACGCCAATAGTGATTATGGCTAGCCATTCGAAGCGCCCAATTGCGCGAATGCGGGGTGCCCAAGGGGCACGAATTTCATCTGTATCAACCTGCATGGGTTCCCTTTCCTGATAGTTGGCTTCACGCCAATCCTTCAACAATCCCGCCTATCTCGGGCATACCAACGCCTAGCCACTTCCTGTGTGATTGCTATCCCGCGCTTTGACTGGTCAAGTTTCGGTTGGCCTCGTCGTAGTCAGGGCTTGTTTGCCCAATTTCCGGCATGACTTCGCCCGTGGTAAGCCACCATCGATACGCAGGGTAGACGCTACCGAGGATTTCAATCTCGTCCGCTCCCACTCGCGCCTTCCCTCGCTTGATGCTTACCCATCGGTTGTAGTCCGTCGCACCTGCTCTGGTCAGGGCGCTTAGGTTGCTACGGCCAATCAATAGCAAAGCTCTATCTGTAATGCTCATTCAATAGGTATTAATCATTATTTGGACTATGTACATGACATAGTCCAAGAGCTATTGTTTGCACATAGTCAATGGACATAGTCCAAGACCATAGTCCTCTATAGACCAACATAGTGCAGCAAAGGCCATGGAAGTGGAAGAAATCAAGGCTCAAGACCTCCGCGCGGCGCCCCCGGTGTTGCCGTGGCGGGACTTCGCGAACTGGATTGGCATGGGGGAAGACCACGAAACCGTCCGTGGATGGATTCGTAAGGGCTATATCCCCGCGTACAAGATCGGCAAGCACGTGATGGTCAATGTTGCGCTCTTCACCCATCAACTGATGGAAAAGGAGGAGTTCTGATGCTGTCAGGCAATCCTATCCATGCGTTGCTGACCTTCTTGGAAGGCTATCTGCTGCAAACGGCACAGCCCCCTAGCGAACCCTTCGACCGCGCCCTGATGCTGATCGATGGCCTCATGGACGCCGGCTACCTCTCCCAGCCGGAAGAATCCTATCTGACCGACCTGCGGGTTGAGGCTCTCGCCTGGGGCCGTGCTCGCCAAGATAAGGAGGAAGCTGACCATGTCGTCTCCGAATTACTTGCGCCAAACCCACGCTCCGGACTGCGCCTGCTCTGTGTGCTGGTCCGCAAGGCAGGTCATCCCATTGCACAGCCCGTCACCGTGTCCGGACTGCCAGCCCCCTGGGCTGCCCTATCGGGAAGATGGCCGCTGGCTCTGCCGTCCCCGTTCCTTCTGCGCGAAACACGACCCGTCCCGGCGTCCGCCGAAGTACTGGCACGTTGTGTACGACAGCGGGAAACCCACGCCCTTCGTGCCTGTGCGCGAAGCATTCCAACTGGAGGGCTGACCCATGCTCGCTGACACCCTGAAAGCGCTGCTCCTGCTCTGCCTGATCCAGGCCGCCCGCACCGTGGTCGATCCGGTCAAGGGCCGCGCTCCCGGCTCGTCGGAACAGCCTCACCGTTCCGGCGAACGGAAGCACGGGCGGAGCGCACCCTTGAACGCCTCCCCCCTGAAACAGCCTCTGCTTGGGAGTGTGGGGCAGCTTCTCCGCCCCGCGCTCCCGAGCCCTCGGCGGCAAGAGCGGGATGACAAGGGCAGAGCCCTTGGTGTTGCTCTGCGGGTTCCAAGGGGAAGCGTTCCCCTTGGCCGTCGGAGACGACGTTGCGATAGGGATCGTTACCCGAATGGGCCGAGACGAACACCCGTGGTTGGCTTGGTTCGCTAGCGAATAGAGCCCGGCCCGAAGGGATCGCCCAACACATCACTTTCACCCAACACCGCTGAATGAAGGCGAAACAGCCGAATTTGCAGCAGCGGGACAACTCACGCCGAAAAAGGCGAATTGAAGGAGAAACACCGATGAACATGTTTGCAACCCAAGGCGGCGTCGTCGAACTGTGGGTCACCAAGACCGACACCTATACCTCGACCAAGACCGGGGAAATCTACGCCTCGGTCCAATCCATCGCCCCGATCCCGGAAGGCGCACGTGGCAACGCCAAGGGCTTCGAGATCAGCGAATACAACATCGAGCCGACCCTGCTGGACGCCATCGTCTTCGAAGGCCAGCCGGTGCTCTGCAAGTTCGCCAGCGTGGTCCGCCCGACCAAGGACCGCTTCGGCAACATCACCAATACGCAGGTGCTCGTGGATCTGCTGGCCGTGGGCGGCAAGCCGATGGCGCCGACCGCCCAAGCCCCGGCTCGTCCGCAAGCACAGGCCCAAGCCCCGCGCCCGGCCCAGCAGCCGCAGGGCCAGGACAAACAAGACAAGTCCCCGGACGCCAAGGCGTAAGCCGTAGGAGGCCGCGATGCTCCGCTATCTCTCGCTGTTCGCGGTAGGTCTGGCCACCGGCTACGCCTGGGGCTGGATCGACGGCCTAGCGGCTTCCCTGGCTGTTTGAGGACTGCACGAATGGAAGGCTCTGTATCGGTTCAAGTGTGCAAGACCTGGGTCCAGAACGCGGACGGCACGGTCGGCTGTACGCACCTTGAGTGGATACAGACCTACCTGCTGCCACCTCAGGCAGAGGGCTATTTGACTCTGCTGATGGGTGGTTTCGACCCGTCGGCCTTCCGCCTCGGCTTCGCCGGGACCATCGGGCTGTTCGCCGTTGGTTTGGGGGCTGGCTTGATCATTTCCGCCATGCGCAAAGCGCGCAATTAATGAGGTTCCAATCATGGAAAAAATGAAAACCCTGTTCCGCAACGCCTCCATCGCCACCGTCGGACTGGCCGTGGCCAACGTCTCCTTCGCCGACTCGCTGATCGACGAAACCACCAAGGAAGTGCTGACCCAAGCCGGCACCGACGGCTCGTCCGTGGCCAAGCTGGTGATCGCCGCCGTGGCGGTGCTGGTCGGCCTCGCCCTGGTCATCGGCGCGATGCGCAAGGCCTGACGTGATCTGGTCCCTGATGCTGGGCGCATTCATGGCGTCCGCGCTGCTGACGGGATTGAAAATCGGCCAGTATCAGTGACGGGAGGAGGGGCCGAAAGGCCCCTTTTTTATGCGCTACGTTCTGTTGGTTTTATGCGTATTCATGAGCATCGCCCATGCCGAAGAAGGTGAGTACTTCTGGTGGGATATGGGGGGCAAGCGGTTCTCGAGTCCAGCCGAGGCTTGTCAAACGATAGAGTGGGCAACGGGCACTTGGCCGGACATTACCTATGTGCCGCTGGTTGCCAAATATAAGACTGAAGATAACTGGGGATGCTATCCGCCAGACCAGCTTTGGAACCTTCGGCAAAACGTGTTCAGGAAAGGCACGTCGTGTCCGCCGGACACGGAATACAACAAAGAGACCGGCGAGTGTAAGGAGAACAAGTGCAAGATTCTCCAAGGCTCGCTGTATGAAAAGGGCGGCCACCAAGCGCCTATTTCACGCTTCATCAACTATCTCGGCTGCGAGATCGCCGTCACCTCGATTGACGGCTGTGTCGGCCCCGGCGAAGGCCAGGCTGGCGCGACCTACTGCAAGGTCATCGGCTCGTTCACCGGCAATTGGTTCACCTCCAAGGGCTCCTGTGCCTTCGGCTGCGACGTGGGCCCGGGCGACGGTCCACCTCCGGGTGGTGACGGCGGCACCGGGGGTGATGGCGGCGACAACCCGCCCGGCGGTGACGGTGGAAACGACGGCGGCACCAAGCCCGGCGGGGGTGGCGACGACGGCTCCAGTGGCGGCGGTGGGGGTGGCGGCGGGGGCGGCGGGGGTGGCAATCCTCCCGACGGTAATGGCAATGGCGATGGCGACGGCAGCAGCGGCGGCGATGGCGACGGTTCTGGTTCCGACGGCGGCGCCGGCAGCGATGGCGGCGACGGCTCCGGCGGGGGCGGCCTGAAAGAGCCGAAGCAAGGCTCCTTCGACAAGACCATCAAGGAATACGACGACGCCATCGCCAAGGCGCAAAAGGACTTCCAGGAACTGCAAGGCAAGTTCGAAAGCGTCCTCGCTTCCAAATTCGACATTCACCTGGGCACCGGCGGCGGCGCCCTGCCGTGTTGGGACTTCACCGCCCTCGGCCAACGCTTCGACGTCTGCCTGACCGAATACGCCAAAGAACTCTCCGTCATCCGCTACGTGGTGCTGTTCATCGCCGCGATGCTGGCCGGATGGATCGTTTTCTATCGCACCTGAGGAAACGCCATGGATATTCCCTTTCTCTCCGACATTCTCGCCTGGATGCAATCCCTTTGGGACTTCCTCTACAGCGGCGTCTATGACTTCGTCACCGACGCCTTTGTCCTGCTGACCAAGATGGCCATCAAGGGCTGGTTCGAGATGCAACTGTTCGTCGCCGAGGTCGGCTACAAGGCTTTCAAGGAAGTCGTCGGCGGCATCGGTATCGGCTCGACCATCACGTCCTATTACTCGTCCCTGGACGGCGACCTGCGCTCGCTGCTGGCGTTCTTCGGCCTGCCGGACGCGGTGAACATGATCTTCGCCGCCATCGGTACGCGCTTCTCCATGTCCTTCATCCCCTTCATAGGTAAGTGACATGGCGATCAAGATTCATCACGGCCCGAACGGCTCCTACAAGACCTCCGGCGCGATCCAGGATGACCTGATCCCCGCGATCAAGAAAGGCCGCGTCATCATCACCAACGTGCGCGGCCTGACCCGCGAACGGATCTTCCAAGTGATGCCGGAGACGCCCTCCAGCTGCGACGTCATCAACCTCGACCTTGAGGACCTGGATGACATGGAAAAGATGCGCACTTGGTTCATGTGGGCACCGCGGGGCGCGTTCATCATCTTCGACGAAACCCAACTGATCTTTCTGAAGTCCTGGCGCGAAGCCGACCTCAAGCGCTTCGACTTCCCGGACGGCCCGGAAGCGGCCAAGGCTGCCGGGCGGCCCATGGGCTGGCTGGATGCCTGGACCCGGCACCGGCATTTCAACTGGGACATCATCCTCACCACGCCGAACATTGCCTATATCCGCGACGACATCCGCATGACGGCGGAAAAGGCCTATCTGCACTCCAACCTCGCCGTCATCGGCATTCGGGGCCGCTACAAGGAAAGCCAGCACTCGGCGCAGGACAACAAACCGCCGGCCCGCGACGTGATCGTCGAGATCAAGAAAATCCGCCAGGAGACCTTCGCCCTCTATGAATCGACAGCCACCGGCTCCGTCACCGACACCATCGCCGGCAAGAGCCTTTTTAGACAACCTAAGATTCTTCTATTCATGGCAATTCCGGCCCTTGCTATTGGGTCTGTGGTTTATGACGGCGGACCTCGTCTGCTCATGGGCGACCCTGTATCGCCGCCTGCTGCTGGAACTGCTGCGCCTGCTCAAGCCGGCCCTGCTGTGGGTGCTGCGCGTGCTACTGGTGCGGCTGGTCCTGATGCTGCTGATGATGTACCTGGGCACCCAGGCGTTCCGGGCGCTGCTCCTGTAGGCCATCCCTTCGCCGGCCGCGACTTCATCGTCAAGGCGACCCTGCTGTCCGCCTCCGGGCGCCGCACCTATCTGTTCGCCGTCCGGGGCCAGGACGGCAGCGAATTCACCCTCACCGATCGCGACCTGACCGACACCGGCTATGCCGTAGTGCCGCGGGGCAACTGCGCCGCGGCACTGAGCTTCAAGGGCGGTTGGTCCGGCTATGCCGCCTGTGCCGGCCGTAACGCCTTGGGCAATGCGCCGCCGGCTCAGACCGCCGCGCCGAACGTGCCGCCCGCTGCCGCGAACAGCGCCGGTGTGCGGGTGACGGTGATTCCTGACACCAGCCGCTTGCCGCGCTCGTTCAACTGAGGGGGAGCCGATGAACTGGACAAGCTATTTCGCCGCCCTGGGGCTGGTGTTCCTGGCCTATCTGGCGGGCTTTTGCACCGCGGTGGCGGTGACGCCGACGGGGCCGGTATGGCCGCTGTAGCCGGCCTGGCCGGGGCGCGCGCGAACGGCTCGTCTCGGAGTGAGCAAGCGCCACGGCGGGGCCGGCTGACGCCCCTGTAACACGTCAGATAAGCACCCCGCGATTTGGACATTAATGGACATTGTTAGGTGAAACCATGAAGAAAGTGATCCATCAAAACCGCCTCCTGCTGCAACCCGACGGACAACTGCTGGACTCCCCCAAGGGACGGCTCTTCGTTGATTCCATGACGGGGGCGTTCACCGACCTGTCAGGCGTGCGCATCCTGCGTTGCGGCGTGGACACGGTGCGGCAGTTGTACAACGGCAAGTTGCGCCCGGAAGTCATGGCGCTGTTTGACCTCTCGGTGGATGTGGTCGAGTTCGCCGGCTACGAATGGTCCAAGGGCCGTATCGGTCGCGACTCCGGCTATCAGTACCGTCTGCAGAACGCAGAATTGGGGCTGATCCTGCTGATCAAGAATCACAACATCAAGGTCGATACCCTCGGCTCGCACCTCAAGATCGAGGTGTCACCCCATGCCCTCGACGGTGCCGACCCGCATATCCTCCAGGGCGTGCTGGATGACTTGGCCGTTGCCGTGCTGAGCCACTGCGAAACCAACCAAGCCGCTGTGCATATCGCCCTGGACGTGCAGGGCTGGAAACCGCCTCGCGATCTGGTGGACCGCATGCATTGCCGCTCGCGTCGGGTGCGGCAAATCAGCGGGATCGAGCGGATCGAGTTCGACGGTAACGCCTCGGTCTACGGGCGTGGCGAGACGTACATGTTCGGCTCGGCCAACGGCCTGCAACTGTCGATCTATAACAAGACCCTCCAGGCTCGGGCCACCGACAAGCTCGACTATTGGGAAAGCGTGTGGGCGACCCTGAACGGGGATCCGTTCGGCGATGGCGACCCGGCCTATAACCCCCTGGAAACGGTCTGGCGGCTCGAATTCCGCTTCCATCACTCCATCGTCCAGCAGTTCTCCGAAGGCTCGCGTATGGCCTCGGGAGAGGTCATCGGCTGCCGTACCTATGAGGGCCTCTGCCCGCATCTGCAAGGACTGTGGAACTACGCCTGCGAAAGCTTCAAGCTGCTGAGCCGGACGGCGGTCTACGATCCGTTCTGGAGCCTGATCAGCCAGGACGCCCGCGTCCAGGTCGAGTGCGATCCGCTGATCGAGCGCACCGAGTATCGGCGCTATTACAAGACCGCCAAGGGCTTTAGCGGACGTAACTGCGAGATGTTCCTCGGCCAGTTCATCAGCCTGATTGCGCGGGAGCGTATCCCGGCAAAAAAGGCAATTGAGTCCGCCCGCAAATTGGAGTTCTGGCACGTCATCGAAGACCACTATCTCGCCAAGGGTTGGACTCGTCGCGATCTGGAAAGGCATATACACAAGCTGATGTGTGATCGGTATCTGCGGCGGGGGTATGCCGTCTAATGTCGATCACCAAGCTCCCCGATGGCCGTTGGTTCGTCGATGTAGAACCGATCAAGGGCAAGCGCTTTCGCAAGCGGTTCAAGACCAAGATGGAGGCCCAGCGTTTCGAAGCCACTGTGCGGCAGAAGTGCATCGAGAATCCTGCCTGGAGCATCAAGCCCAAGGATCGCCGTAGGCTCTCCGAACTGGTGCAAGTCTGGTACGACCTGCACGGCCACTCACTGCGCGACGCACCCCGGCGCCTCTCCAAGCTGCTGCAGCTGGCTGCCCGATTGGGTGACCCGGTAGCGACGGCCCTGGATGCATCCTCTTACGCGAGCTTGCGGCGGAAGCGGCTGGAGGAGGGGATATCCGGGAAGACCCTGAACAACGAGCTGGGATACATCCGCGCGGTGTTCAACGAGCTGAAGGACCTGGGCCAGATCGACTACGACAACCCGCTGGCCGGGGTGAAGCTGCTCAAGCTGCAAGAGCGTGAACTGTCGTGGCTGACGACCGAGCAGATCGGCGAACTTCTCGACTCCATCCGCAACCGTTGCGACAACCCACATACCGAGCTGGTAACACTGCTCTGTCTGGCTACCGGTGCTAGATGGTCTGAGGCTGAGAAACTTCCCGCGCAACGGCTCCAGGGCAACGTCGTGACCTATGCCGGAACCAAATCAGGCAAGGTCCGCCACGTACCAATCCCAACAGAGCTGGCTGACCGGGTGAGGGTGCATTGGCGGATGCATGGGCCGTTCACGTCCTGCATCACATCCTTCCGCCGCGCCCTGGAGCGGACCACGATTCAGCTGCCGCAAGGTCAGGCTAGCCATGCTCTGCGGCACACGTTTGCCAGCCACTTCATGATGAATGGAGGCAACATCCTTACGCTCCAGAAAATTTTGGGGCACTCGACGCTGACGATGACTATGCGCTATGCGCATCTCTCACCGGATCATCTCCTTGATGCCGTGAAGTTTGGCCCGTTGATGTCAAAAAGACATTTAGTTGCCATTATCTGATCGAGTATGCATTATTGCGTGCGGAGGCTGACAAGGAGTAGTTCATGCAATATGCGTTTTGCCACATCGACCAGAAGGTATGGGAGGCATATAAGTTCTCCCTCCTACCTGCTGCGGAAATTGCGGAGAAGCGAAATAGCTTAACGTGTGTGGAATGTAAGGCTCTGGCGTGGTTCCGCAAAGAGAGTACACACGGTCATCCCGCGCATTTCTGCGCGCACCACGAACCGACGTGCGTATTGAAAGCCGAATACGTTGTCGTTGATGCAGATCAGGGCGATGGTGCTGAAGTCGTCGATCAAATAAAAAGTAGCGGTGACATCGTTGTCCGCCTAGACAAAGAGCGTGGCGGCGATATTGATGTTGAGCCTGCCTCACGTGTTCCTGGGGGGCTTCCGGGAGAGGGGGGCCGCATTCACCTGACTCGGGGCCAAAATAGGTTTTCTGACCAAGAGTTCACGCTTAAACGTATTCTCCATCGCTTGGTTCAGAGTCCTGACTTTCGACAATCGACCGCTCGTCTCACATTCTATCGGCGTGAAAACGAGCCGCTGATTGATGGTCGGGTATGTGATATCACGAGAGCGTTTAGCGAAATCTCCCGTGGAGATGAGGAGACCCGGAAGTTCTATTGGGGGCCAATCACTAGTGCCAAGAGGACTCCGGACGGGAAAATTTGGCTGAACTCAGCGCCGCAGTATCAAGCTGTGAGCGTAGTGATTTTCACCGATATAGCGGAAGACTTCCTTCGCTCATTCAATATTGATGACTTGGATGACCTTGCGGGTGCTCACGTCTTGGTGTCAGGGACTCTTCAGTTTACTGGCGAGCGAGGAATTAAGCCGATCATCTGGTGCGGTGCGCTCTATCAGATCGTCATTCGACGTTACCGTGCGGCTAATCTGCAGGTTGCGGGTTAGCGAATACGTCGACCATTTTTCGACACCTTGGTCGAGAAAAGAAAAAGCCCCTGAAATTCGCTAGGAAAATCAGGGGCTTATCATTTGAATTTGGTGGAGCCGGGGGGATTTGAACCC